CGACGACAAGCTGACTGATGATCTGTTGAAGTTGGCACGTCGGGCGTTCCGTAAAACCTACTTCCAGAGTCCGATTGTTGCTGGGCAGGCTCTCGATCCAAAGAGCGGATTCAGTAACTTCCGAATCTATACCAATAGTGACGTATTGGATGTGCTGGAAGAGACGGCATTGAAGTCGGATGATCGAGTCGGGGCCGATCTTGGCAAGTACGCCGGTGCGGTGCTGTTTAAGAATATCCCTATTCGTTATGTGGATATTCTCGATGATGCGAAGGCTTATGTCTACGGTGGAAATCCGATTGTTGGAGTGAACCACAATCATTTCCACCCTGTGGTTCTCCGGGATAACAATTTCCGTAAGACCAAACCGACCCCCAAGAGCGGCTCTCATAACGTTCTATGTTTGTGATAACCGACGGGCTGGTGGTTGGCTTATTAGCGACTTCCAGGACGGCAATTAAGAGGAGGAGGTGATTTATGAGTTGGATGAATACAATCCACAGCGGTGCTGCCCCTTCTCTTACGACTCAAGTATTCTACACGGGTACTTCAACCTTGAAAGAGGGGTATTCACTGTGTTATGATTTCAATGCTGCCGATGTTAATAGTGAGAACAATGCTTTGACAGCTATTGATGTTGGCGAGGAGTATTGGAATGATGCACGTCGTGTCTTGGTGGAGAAATGCACCGAGAAGAACAAGATTCATTTTGCCGGTGTTGTGGCAAAAGAGAGCAACGATGTGGTAGGTCCAGGCTGGGTAACAATTCATCGTCCCGGTTCTGTCTGCAACGTCTATGCTTACTCTGACTGCGATCACGAGAGAAGTGCCGATGGTAATGCGTCCGGCCAGCTTCTAAACGTTGTCCCCGGCCAGTGGTACATGATGGACGGTGGCTTCCCTGGATGCGGGGCGGCAATGGTGCTTCAGGATGCGAATCGTGGTACAGATGCCGGATTGATTATGGCCGAACTGATGGTTGGACTTCCAAGTGGTGGTTTCACCACGGTGGCTGTCCCCAGTGCGACCGGCAGTCTTTCCGCCCAGTTGAGTGCAATTCCGGTTTATTGTGGAGTTTATGAGGTTGCTCAGCAAGCCCTGGCTTCCGGGCCTATCCTTTCTACGGCGGTTCTTGCGGCCGATGGAAAGTGGATGGGTCAGAGGATGCAAATACGGGCTGCAAGCACTTTTACAAGCTCCGCTGTTTCTGTAACCGTAAGTTCCGGGCATAGCACTATGGCTTATGTTTCGGACAGTGACCCGGCGATTTCCGGTACGATTGAGTTGTCCGCAGCCGATGAACGCTGTTCCTTGGAATGGGATGGAGTTAAGTGGATTATCTTCGGAGGCCACGATATTAACTCTGGGATCATTACGTAACACTATTGGAAGAAGGGGAGGGGACATTTCCTCCCCTTCCTTTCCTTATTGGAGATACCATGAAGAAAGTTCTCATCCTATCACACATTCCCATGAGGGATGAAATTGTTGATAATTTGATTGGAAACGAGCTATCGAAGGACCATATGGTTTGGGTCGCTTCGATTCTTCAAAACCCCCGACAGGTGATTTGTACGGTAAAACCTGATATCGTTCTCCTGCCGGAGATACGGTTGGAGTTTACAAGGGATTTGGCAAGATATCTCCAAGAATGGGGCGTTAGAGTTGTTCAAAGACGTTGTGAAATGGGGGTTACTAAGGAGACGGAACTGACCGAAGAGTTGGAAAGGTGTCTCTTTGGGAACCTGGAATATGAGAAGTATATAGATTTGGACCTTTGCTGGGGCCAGTGTTTTGCAGATATGGTAGCTGAACACGGAACCCCCAAAGAGAAGATTAAGGTTATCGGCGGGATAGGATTCGATCCTTATTTTATCAACCCGCCGGAAGTGAAGCCTTATGATAACACGAGGATTCTCTTTGCCGGGGGATTCGGCTACGCCGATAAGAACGCAATCTATGCCGTTCCAGAAGCAAAGCCGGGGGAGAAGATTCATATTGATTTAGTAAAGGCCGATAGAAACAACAGGAATACGTTTGCTCGAATGATGCAGAAGGTAATGGATGCCTTCCCTGATTTCGAGTACTTTGTGAGACCACATCCGGGGGAGAAATATAAGTTCTATCAGGACACCTTTGGTGATAAGATTCGACCTTTAGGAAATATCCACTGCCGGGCAGCTATCTGTTCGGTGGGATTGGTCATCCACCCCGGTTCGACTATGGCCTTTGAATGTCATTTGGAAGGCAAGCCGTCTTTGAACTATCGGAACACAAACCTGGATACTTTGGTAGGGGCTATCGCTCCTTTATTTCTGGATGCGGATTCATTGATAGATGAGATTCGCAAGCTGAATTGGGAACGTTCCAACGCCGATTTGAATATCATTAACAAGTTAGACCCATATTATGGCAAGGTTGACGGAAAAGCCCATAAGAGGATTGCTAATGAAATTCGTCAGTTGAAAACAACTTCTACGAATATACCGAACAGTTGGCCGAAGGATGACGTAAAGTACCTTACTCAAGGCGTCTATGCAGGATTGGATGCCAGAGCATGTTCCACATGCCAGAATATAGCCTTTACCGAACCGTACAGGGATACATATAAATGCCCATATTGTGGGATTGTTTGTTCCAAATTGTAGGAGATTGAGATGTTTTATTGTAACCATTGTTTGATGCCGTCAACAAGACCAAGAATCACTTTCAATGAGGATGGTATTTGTAATGCTTGTACATGGTCCTGGAAGAAGAGGACAATAAATTGGAAGGAACGGCAGGAGTATTTCCAGGAATTAGTGAACCGCCATAAATATGTTTATGTCCCATGGAGCGGTGGTAAGGACTCTATCTATGTGGCTTACAAAGTAAGGGAGTTCAGTTCCAGAATCGGGGTTGAGCCAATCCTTATTACCATCGTTCCTCACATGGAAACCGAGATAGGAAAGTGGAATCGGGAGAATACCTGTAAAGATTTCCAGCATGTTGAAATCTATCTCAATGATAAAGAATATCGTAAGTTGGCTCGAAAGTATTTCATCGAAGACGGTCGTCCGAAGCATCCGTGGGAAACGGCTCTTTCGGCCGAAGTGATGAAGTATGTCGTTGACAATAACCAACTTCCCGTCTTGTTGGTTTACGGAGAAGAGGGTGAGGCTGAGTATGGCGGGGCAAGCCGAGAACTTGAAAGATGGAAATGCTCAGTCGATAAGGAATATCTTACCAAGTATTATGGTTCCAACAAACCAGTATGGAAACTGCCGGATGACGATGTGTTTGATGACATTTTTATGACACAATGGAGTCGATTCGAGAATTGGCTGCCTTCTAAACATGGTAGATTCGCTCGATCCAAGGGGATGCGTGTATCTCCGATAAGAAATATCGGAACTTATGGACGTAATTCCCAACTATCCGACAAACTTCAAGACTTGCATGTGTATTTAGCTTTCCTAAAGTTTGGGTTTGGCAGATGCACGGCGGATGTAAGCATTGGAATTCGTGAAGGTTGGATGTCCCGAAAGAACGCTGTCCATTTTGTTGAAAAGCATGACCATGAATTTCCGGTAGAACATTTGGAGGATTATTGTGATTATTTTGATATGACAACTTCCGAATTTTTAGATGTATTGGACAAGCATGCCAACAAAGAGATATTGGTTAAGGACTATATGGGATGGCGATTGAAAGATGTGTACGTTGCGGCCCGGACTGCTGGGCTCCCTGGCTGATTAACCGACGGCTTAGGCAAAGGTGGTGTAAGAAGCATTTTGGATGGTGGGGCAAAGGGGCAGAGCTTCGATTAGGTGCTTACATTGTTCACCCGAAAAATATATTTGTAGGAGAGAATGTCGTTATCCGACCCGGCTGCCAGCTTTATGCCGATGAATGTTGTTCCATTAGCATTTATGATAATGTATTGTTGGGTCCCGGCGTTTCAATCTTTGTAAATAATCACGGCTTAAACCCAGAAGAACGAGAAGATTATTCAAGGGCTTCTGTGGTTATAGAAGAAGATGTTTGGATAGGAGCTAATTCTATCATCCTCTCTGGGGTAAAGATAGGATACGGTGCGACAATCGGCGGAGGAAGTGTTGTAACAAAAAATGTTCCTCCGTTGGAAGTCTGGTGTGGCAATCCCGCAAGAAAGGTTAAAGATGCTCCGAGATAAAACATTTCTATGTGTAATCCCGGCAAGGGGTGGTTCCAAAGGACTGGCCAATAAGAATATAACTGACTTTTGTGGCAAACCTCTTTTGGCTTGGGGGATTGAGCACGCTCAGGAAGCTGGGGTTTTCGATGAGATTGTGGTGTCCACAGAAGATGAAAAAATCAAGAAGGCGGCCTTGAAATATGGGGCAAAGGTACAAGACAGACCGAAGAGGCTTGCTGAGGATTCTTCTCCAATCCGGGAAGTGATGATGTTCGTGGTCAACAATTTAGGCCGGACGTTCGACTATGTGCAGCTTCTGGAACCGACCGCCCCCTTGGTAGAAGGTAAGGATATCAAGGATGCTTGTACAAAATTAATCGAGTCGGGATTTGATTTCTTAGTATCCTTCACTCCATCCACGGCTCCCATGGGAGTTGTTGGGCCTATCCTTAATGCGGTTGCCACAAATGGACGGATGGAAAAGAATGTGAAAGATTGGTTTCCTAAAGAGTTGCGGCAGAAAAGACGCCAGGAAATAGCGATTGAGAATTACCAAGTTGACGGCAATTTGTATATTGGTAAGCATGAGATTTTTGCCAAAGGAAAAGATTATTGGGAATACGATGTTTATCCATACGCCATGCCAAAAGAGAAGTGCGGGCATATAGATACAGAATTGGATTTGCAGTTGGCTGAATGTAAGTGGAGATATCAGCATGAAAGATATATCCCCTGGTGCCGGAACTGGTGCTGGAACTGGTGCTGGAACTGGTGCCGGAACTGGTGCCGGAACTGGAAAAAGTATTTGGGAATGGTCAAAAACCTTCTTGCCAACCAAGGATGAAAGCCTTTTTCCAAAGTTGGTTGACATTGAATTGACCAACACTTGTAATTTAGCATGTAAGTTCTGCCCAACCGGTCAGAAAACCATGAAACGACCGAAAGGATTCATGGATGCCAAGCTTTTTGTCAAGTTAATTCGGGAGTTGAAAAACTATAAATGCCCGGTACGATTCATTCGCTGGGGGGAACCTACGTTACATCCCCAGTGGGTCAACTTCTTTAAGATCGCTTCGGCGGAAGTTCTGGTCCATGTCAATACCAACGGGATTCAGGTCGATCCTGATGAGTTGTTATTTACAGGGGTTCATAGTATCAAGGTATCCATCCATACCAAAAAGTCTTATGAGTTTTTGGAGAAGCTGTGTAGCAAGGTGAACAATCCAGACATCAATATAGTGGCGGCCTATTTGAGTTCCGAGCAGCAGTATGATAATCCTAAGCGGGCTGACGGAGTACCTTTGGAAGTCACTATTTCTCCAACCCATAACTTATCTAAGTGTCGCCGAACGAAAAGTTGTACTGAGGTATTCAATAAACTCAGTGTGGACTGGGACGGCATTGTGACCGCTTGTTGTGGTGATTATGACAGGATGATGAAAGTAGGAAATGCGAATCTTGATACGTTGGCCTGGATATGGAATTTCAGTTCCAGATTGAAGAAGTTTCAAACCATGATTGAAAAGAAAAGATTCGATGAATTGGAATTATGTAGAAGGTGTGCAAGAAATGGTAACGACTGATCCGTTCATAAAAGTTTATGACGCAACCTTTGCCTGGATAAATGAGCAGCTTGGTTACGGGAGTTTAGTTTCTTATTGGAAGTACATTGCTCCTTATGTTTTGTCGGACCTCAAAGAGAAGGCTGAAAAAGAGGGAGTTTGGGGATGTTTTTCCTATTGGAAACATACTTTATCAAGTGAAGGTCTCGATTATTTGATAGAGTATCGAGGCAAAGAGAAACTTACGATCTGGATAAAGGATTGTCCCAGAAAGAATATGCAATGTAAGAACTATTGTGACCATTGTACGGTCATGTATCAAGCGGTTTTGGAGCCGTTAGGGTTGAAGTATGAATTGGAAAAGACAGGAGAATATTCATGTACAATCAAAATAATGGAATCGTTGTAATTGGTCGAGGCGGCCAAGCCCGTGCGTTGAAGGATGTAATTGACAGCATTACATCTTATAGTATAAGTCGAACGGGTCGGCTGTTTGTGAAAGAGTTCGTAGACTACGATAATTTAAGGATCGAAGCAAAAGCGAATTATGTTATTGGCTTCGGTTCTTTGAAGAACATTGAAATGAGGGAAAAGATATACAACAAAGTTTTAGATGGAGGGGGTAATGTGGTTACTATCATATCCCCTACGGCAACGGTTTCCAGCCGAGCACATATCGGGGCCGGTACAACCGTTATGCCAAGGGCTTTCATCGGTCCAGGGGTTAAGATAGGCTGTAATTGTTTAGTGAATACCGGCTCTATCATTGAGCATGATAGTGAGATAGGGGATCATTCTTTAGTTCTGACGAACTCGACAATCAATGGGGGTTGTAAGATAGGGCAAAAGTGCATGATAGGTTCCGGGGCTGTGGTTCTACATGGACTGACTATCGCCTCTAAAGTGACTATAGGGGCGTTGGCCTGCGTAACTAAGAATCTAACCCCTGGAACGTATGTCGGCTGTCCTGCAAAGAGATTGGAAAGGAGACTGACGAAGAAATGACGTATATAATCGCTGAGGCGGCCTGCTCCCACGGGGGAGACGTGCTTACCGCCAAACATCTGATTGACGTGGCTATTCGTTTTGGATGTGATTGCGTGAAGTTTCAGGCGTTTGAAGCAGAATTGATCCCGAATTTGAAAAAGGAGGAACTTCGATTTTTACGAAAGTGCGAGTTTGGCATTTCTATCTGGAAGGATTTGATTGATTTTTGTGACGATAGGATAGATTTTCTTTTAACCCCTTTCGATTTGCCCAGTGTGGAGGTTGTCAGACAATTAGGACTGCCCAAGGTAAAAGTTCCTTCCGGCCGATTATTCGACAATGAGTACATGGAGGCTGTTAAGGGTTTGGGAGTGGAAATCATAGCTTCTACCGGCATGTGTAGCCACGAAGAGGTAATGAAGTTCAGGCGGCAAAATAAGAGGATAAAGCTCCTGCACTGCACGACAGCTTACCCCTGTGGTTTGGAGGATGTTAATCTTTCTGTCTTACGGAACTCAAAGATGTATTCCGGCCTATCGGACCATACCTTATCGACCATCATTCCGGCTGTGGCCGTTGGTATGGGGGCTGAGATCATTGAGAAGCATGTTACCTTGTATCGAGGCAATGGCCCGGATGACTCGGTTTCTTTACTGCCGGACGAGTTGAATAAGATGGTTAAGAATATACGCACGGTAGAGAAAGCATTAGGCAGTGGTAAGAAGAAAATTGAAGATGTGGAATACAAGATGATTTACAGAAAGGTACTATGATGGAAGTGAACCCAGAGATCAAGAAAGCATTAGCCAATATCGAAGTAGCATTGAGTATGGTCCAGACAACCCGACAAGCTCACGAACAGTTGAAACGAGATATGGAACTGATTATCCAGGAATTAAGTAAATAGGAGACCGTCGATGAGTAGTCTGGTATTGACTTTCAAAGACATGTACGAGGAAGTGTTGAAGTTTTTAGGCAATTACAACTCAGGCTCGCCGTCCGCTTCCGACCTATCAGACGCCAAGTTTCTTGTAAATCGGGCCTATTCCAGATTGTGTAGTTCCTATGACTGGTCCTTTTTGAAGCCGTTTGGCACATTACTTCTGGAAAGTGGCAAATGGAAGTATACCTTGCCGGCCGATTTTAGCTACATGACAGGCCCCTGGCTGACGTTCGATCAAGGGGATGCTTTCAGACGAACCCAGGAACTTCCGGCAGATGCTCTTTTGGAAAGACGCTCAAGCAGTGTCTATGCCAGCTACCCATTATATCATGCTGTCGTACCGACTACCTACGCAAAGGAAGTAGGGACCGGCTGGGAGATATGGATATATCCCAATCCGAACTCTGAATACAGTATGCACTACCGTTACAAAATGATGCCCCAGAAACTTGAGGAGGACGACGACTTACCGGCAGGGGGTCCGGAGATATCTGAACCCTTGCTGGAACTGTCTTTAGCGATAGCAGAGGCCGATAAAGACGAAGCCCCCGGCGTCCATGACAGTAAGGTATCCCTAATCCTTGCAGACGCCGTAGAACTCGATAAGAGGCGTAAATCCCACTACTTGGGCAACTGGGGGGAGGAGCGAATTACAGGACGTACAGTACCCATTGAAGGAACGCTAACCCACTTTACATAAGGAAGATAACATGTCAAGAGGAAATGTACAAACAGAACTGCGGCAGGGACTTCCATTCCCTCGTCCGTCTACAACCCCGGTTAAAGTGATTAACATAGACAACGCACTCTATGGGAAGGGTTGTATCTTTGGTTACGTTGATGGTGCTCCGGGCACATATGCCGCCACCGCCGGGGAGTTCAGTAAGGGGGCTATCATTATCGACACCTCCAATGGAAAACCTTACTCCAACCAAAATGCAATCAGTGCGTCCCCCTCATGGACGGTTCTTTCGTAAGGATAAGACATGTCAAAAACTACAACGCTATGTACAAATGGCAAGCTGGATATCGTACCCATGTACGGAGGTGCTTGTCAAGTTGCCATTTCGTCCAATACCGGACAGGGCAACGGGGGCACTTCCTTAGCCTGCAAGAAGGTTATCTTAGCGGCCCCGCCGGGCAATACGGGCTATATTAGGGTGAACCTGTGTGCTTCGGCTACCTCGGTCTTAGGGGTTGTCGTCCCCAACGGTCCGGCAGGAGCTTCTATTTCAGCCTGTCTCAGTGATGCCGTCCAGCCTACTCCTATGGAGTTGGAGATTGATGACGTTTCCAAACTCTATTTCTGGGGGGCTGTGGATGGTGATGTTGTTGATTTAATTTATAGACAATAGAGTGATGGAAGTGAGGTAATTATGTGGATAGTAACTCATGCTTTTGCTTTCTTTATGGGAGTTCTTCTCAATCGGCCCATCGTCAATCTGATTAAGAATCTCACGGAACGAACCAAGCACGTATAAAGAGAGGCTTTAGGCTGAAGGCTGTAGGCTGTAGGAACCGAACCTGCGACCTGATTAAGGGCTAACCATGATTTTCAATGTTCCGATTCGAGGAGTGAACGCCGGTTTTAATCCAGAGCATCAGCCCCCGGCTACAACGGATTACATGCTGAATGTCGTTCCGGTTGATGTTCTGGAAAGCCGGGTTCGTATAGGCCAGAGACCCGGCCTGAGTAAGGCCTATTCCGAACAAATCAGTGGAGCCAAAGAGGTTATTGTTTTGCTTACTTCTGTTACGGTGGTTGACTAATGGCTTATACTCTCCGTGAAAATTGGACTAATACATCAAGCAATAAAATTCCATTAGATGCAACAACTGACCATGCTGGGCAGACGTTCCAGGCCACATCTACCTATCTTTTGAGCAAAATTGAATTGTATTTATTTCGGGGCAATGGGGATGATGCCGGTAATTTAACTGTTGAAATTCAGGGAGTTGATGGGGGCGGTGATCCTGATGGCAATGTTTTGAGTTCCTCCAATCCAGTTGATTCTACTACCTTAATGGAAGCAGCCGAAGCAGGAACTACTGGGGGTGAGTGGATAGCTTTTACTTTCTCCCCAACATCAATAACCAACGGGGATAATTATGCAATAGTATTAAAAAGTTCGGCAGCCAATTCTTCTAATGTTGTTTATTGGCGTCTTAGTGGCACAGAGTGGGGGGGAACAGGTGCTCGGAATTTTAGCAGCGACGGAGGAAGCACTTGGTCTGGTCCATTTTCTAATGACTTTTTATTCAAAAATTATTCTTTTCCTACCCCACCGAGTGATAAGACTTATTCCAGAAAACTTATAGCTTTTGGTGGAAATGAATTATGGTATGAATCTTCCGGCTCTATGGTTGAGTTGTCGGCTGCAAGCGAAGATATAAACACAAGCGAACCAATCAATGTAGCGGAGTTGGGCCAGAAACTTTTCATAGCCAACGGCTCCAATCTCAAAGTAGCCGACTTTGCTAATGTATCTATCAGTACTTCCAACGTGGGGGCCGGGATATCGGTGGCCCCTTCCCCGGCTGTCGTATTGGTTGGGGGAACCAGCGGTGCTGAGATGGTAGTGGACTATTGCAGCAATTATATAAGCAATGCCATCGTTTACGGTTGGAGGACTTCTACGGCAACTTTCCTTTCCGGGGAGACTGTTACAGGAACCAATGAGGACGGTAATACGGTTTCCTTTACTTTAGATGCTGCTGAGACTTCCGGGCCTTTGTGGTACGACTGGAAGGTGTTCAATAACTATTCGACTGACTACGGTACTATGCCCTCAGAGGCCAAGTTATGCTGTCGATACAGAGGAAGGATGGTATTATCAGGGCATAGGGACTATCCCCATCAATGGTGGATGTCGAGGACCAGTAAGCCCTTTGACTGGAAGTTTGTTGAGGACGATCCCCTAACCCCGGTAGCGGGAAACAACGCTGACGCAGGTCAGATAGGGGATATCGTAACAGCCTTGATCCCCTTTGGGGACGACTTCCTGATATTCGGTTGTGCCAATTCCATCCACCTTCTGACAGGAGACCCCGCTTATGGGGGCTCCATTGATGAGATAGACCAGACAACCGGAATATGGGGCGATAGGGCATGGTGTAAGGACTCCAACGGAAACTTATACTTCTTTGGTAGCCGGGGTATTTATCGTATGGACGGGGGCCGGTCCAAACCTTTCTGCATCTCCCAGGGGGCCTTGCCTAAGATCATTGAGGATTGGGCCTATACTCCGGAAACCCATAGAATCACCTTGAGTTTCGTAGTGGAGCGAATACAGGGTACTGGTATTCCATTCTCACGGAAGGGTTCTATCCGGTTTCTTTTCCGGATGACTTTGGACCTTTCTGTTCTCACTTCTACAACTCCATCGACCCCGATTATAAAGACCTGTTATTAGGGTGTTACGATGGGTACATAAGAAAGTTCGATACTTCTGCAAAGGATGACGGGGATACGGCGATAAACTCCTACATGGGCTGGGTAGAGGCCATAGGGGACGGAGAGGACCGGGAAGGAAAGCTGGTATCCTTAACCATGACATTAGGTGGTGGTGCATCTTCCGGCAGTTACGCCGATACCGATGCTTTAGACTTGTATCTGCTTACCTCAAACGACTATGAAACCTGCATGGAAGATATGAAGGACGGCTCTTCGGCGGCCTTAAGTGTTACCTTCCCTAAGCCTGGACGAACCATACGGGAAAGAACCAAACTTCGGGGAGCATATCTGGGAATTAAATTAGCCAACTCCATCTCTACAGAGACGTGGGCTGTGAATAAAATACACGGAACAACCAAGGTTGTAGGAAGGATACGATAATGCCATCATCGGTTTATGAAAAATGGAAGGCCGGTACTCCTCAATACTTTACTTCTGGATACAAAGCTCCTTCGTACTCTAAAGGGTTATCGGGCCAGTATGAACAAACAAGATTAGCCAACCTTGCCAGACAGAAGCAGGTAGAAGCTATCTGGGATGCAGTGATACAACGTTACCAACCGGGAGGGGGTTTCCAGACAAGAGCTTTGCAGCAATTGGAGACTCGAAAAGGCCGGGATGTAATGACTGAGTACGGTCAGAGGACTCAGGACGTGGTTTCCAGGGGCCTGTTCGGTAC